CTAAAGCAGACATAGAGTCTGGTATTAAGTTAGCACGTATGAACTTCCACCGTATATACTTTGATAAGTCAGCACAAAGACTTGTTGAATGTTTAAAGAATTATCGCAGAAGTATAAACTCTGCAACCAACGAACCTGGTGCGCCACTACATGATGAGTTCTCTCATGGAGCAGATGCGTTCAGATATTTATGTACCTCTATTGAATCTATGAAGAATGAGTCATGGAGCAAAGAGAAAATACAATATACAAATAGAGGAATTGTTTAATGAAGATACAAGATATGGAAATCATTGCACAGATAGAGCAACAAGAATCTATTGCCTATGGTGTAAATGACTCATCATTGTCGGATGACAGAGCAGAAGCGATTGACTACTATTTAGGTCAACCATTCGGTAACGAAGAAGAAGGTCGTTCACAAGTTGTATCTTATGACGTTCAAGACACGATTGAGTCAGCTCTCCCTCAGCTTTTAAAAGTATTTGTAGCAGGTGATAAGGTTGTTCAGTTTGACCCTAAAGGTCCTGAAGACCAAGAAGCAGCAGACCAAGAAACAGATTATGTAAACCATGTCGTTATGGAAAAGAACGAAGGGTTTAAAGTATTCTACGTATGGTTTAAAGACGCATTACTATCTAAGAACGGATATGTAAAAGTCTATGCTGAAGAAGAGGAAGAGGAAGAAGAATACGAGTATAAAGGTCTATCTGACGCACAACTACAGATGTTGGCTTCAGATGAGAAGACAGAAGTATTAGAACATACTGCTTACCCTGACCCATCTATTAACATGGATGTTATCTATCAGCAAGCAGCCATGAATGGTGTAGACCCAGCTACAGTTATGCAACCTATGTTACATGATGTTAAGCTCAAGGTTACAGAGGACAAGACAGATATTAAGATTCAAAACGTAGCACCTGAAAACATGATGATATCTATAGAGGTATCAGGTCCTAACTTACAAGACGCTACTTTCGTTCAACATAGAGAAGTCATGCAATTAGCTAGCATTGCTGAAGCATTTGACAAGCCACTAGAATATATCAAGTCTATCATGTCAGATATTAGAGACACTTTTGAAGAAGAGTCTAATGCACGTGATATCTATGATGAAGAATACGATAGAGCTGTTGCTCCAGCAGAAGCTCTTGTTAAAGACACATACATTAAGTTAGATGGTGAAAGATATAGAGTAGTTGTATTAGGTAATACAATCCTATACAAAGAGAAATGCGAGTATGTTCCTTTCGCATGTATCACACCTATGATTATGCCACATAGACATATTGGTCGTTCTTATGCTGACTTGACTATGGACATTCAGTTAATTAAGTCTACCCTTATTCGTGGTCAGTTAGATAATATGTATCTAGCTAACAATGGTCGTTATGCTATCTCTGACAGAGTAAACCTAGACGATATGCTAACGTCAAGACCAGGTGGTATTGTTCGTGTAGAAGGTGACCCAATGTCAGGCATTATGCCTTTATCACATCCACCACTACCAGCATCATCATTCGGTATGGTTGAATACATGGACTCTATGAAAGAGAAGAGAACAGGTATTACAGCTTACAATCAAGGATTAGATGCTAACAGTCTTAATAAGACAGCTACCGGTGTAGCACAAATTATGAATGCGTCTCAACAACGCATAGAGTTAGTAGCTAGAACATTTGCTGAGACAGGTGTAAAAGAACTATTTAAACTTGTGCATTACTTAGTGAGAACAACGCTTACTAAACCAGACATTATTCGTTTACGTAACAAATGGGTAGAAGTAGACCCTAGAGAATGGAAAGCTCGTAAAGACTTATCTATCTCTGTAGGCTTAGGTGCAGGTAATAAAGACCAACAATTAGCACATCTCATGTCTATCATTAATATGCAAAAAGAAGCTATTGGTGCAGGTCTTACATCACCAGAGAAGATTTACAATGCTTTAGCTAAACTTACACAGAATGCAGGCTTTAAGAATCCTGAAGAGTTCTGGGTTAATCCAGCTAATATGCCTGAGCAAGAAGGTCAGCAACAACAACCTTCAGAAGCTGAGATTATGATTCAAGGTCAGTTACAGATTGAGCAACAAAAAGCTGATGCACAAATGATGCAAGAGCAAGAACGTAGTAAGAATGATATAATCATTGAACGTGAGAAGATAGTAGCTCAAGCAGAACTAGAACGATTTAAAGCTCAACTTAAAGCAGAGACAGATTTAGCTATTGCTCAAATCAAAGCTCAATCAGGGATGATGTATGGCAACTAAACAATTAGAAGAAGTTAAACGTGGCGAACAAGCATCACAGATACTAGATAACCCTATCTATAAAGAAGCTATGGATAAGGTACGTGAAAGTCTTATTGCTAGTATGGCTAACAGTCCACTAGGTGATGAGAAGACCCATAACAAATTAGTTATCGCACTACAACTACTAAACCAAATCAACAAACAGCTTACTGACGTGATGCAAACAGGTAAGTTAGCAGCTATACAAACGGATAAACCAAGATTTAAAGTATTTGGTTAGTTTCATTCAGAAGTAGTTTTCCAGTATTTTGAATGAAAACCGTTTTGACAGGCAAAATGTGTAATATATTACACAAAAAGAATTTAGGTAAGGACAAGCCTACTTAGGACTCTTAGGAGTCTTTTTTATTGTCTAATTTCAAGGAAATAAAACTATGAGTGACCAAGTCCCAGAACAGTCACCACAAAGCCGATTAGAGGCTATGCTAGGTGATAGTATTGAATCAGATGTAATTACACCTGAAGTTCAAGAAGAAGAGAAAGAACAACCACCACTAGAAGCTGAGGCTGAAGCTACTGAAGAAGTAGAGTCAGAAGAAGCAACAGAAGAACCAGATGAAGAGGTTGAGGAAGAAGAACAGTCGCAAGATGAAGTTCCAGCTATCCTTAAACTTAAAGTCAATGGTGAAGATGTTGAGAAGCCACTAGACGAAGTCGTAGCATTAGCACAACAAGGCTTAGACTACACGCAAAAGACACAACAAGTAGCAGAACAACGTAAAGAGCTAGAAGCCTATGCTGAGAGTATAAAAGCTCAAGAGCAAGCCTTTCAAGAGCAAATGCAACTTAACAATGTCTTAATTGAAGATGTAGCAAAAATCACATCATTAGACCAACAATTAAACCAATATGCAAACGTGAATTGGCAACAATTGTCTGATAATGACTTTGTGGAAGCACAAAAACTTTTCTTTACATACAACCAACTACAGCAAGAACGTAGTCAACTTGTTTCACAGTTTGAAGCCAAAAAGCAACAAGTCGTTCAGAAGCAAACGCAATTGATGTCTGAGAAGATAGCAAAAGGAAAAGAAATTCTAGCAAAAGAGATACCAAATTGGAGTCCTGAGACTAACCAAGCATTGTTATCTACTGGCAAGGATTATGGTTTTTCAGATGCCGAACTTAACTCAATTGTTGACCCTCGTCACGTAAAGGTATTGCATGACGCTATGCAATGGCGCAAATTACAACAGAATTCAACTGTAAAGAAAAAAGTATCAAGTGCTAAGCCAGTAGTGAAACCTGGTTCTAAAGATACTAAAGCGGAAGCTAGCTCTAACCACCGTAACCTACGTGAGCAATTACGTAAGACAGGTAAGTCAGATGCAGCTCAAAAACTTATAGAAAACATGCTTTAATTTACAAAGGAAACCATAATCATGGCAACATCAGCAACCAATAGTTATACCGGTAAAGGTATAGCGGAGTCTTTTGAAGATATCATTTTTGATATTTCTCCAGAAGACACACCATTGTTATCAATGGCAAAAAGAATGTCAGCAGGTCAAACTTACCATCAATGGCAAACAGACGCATTACAAGCAGCAGCTACTAATGCAAACGTTGAAGGTGATGACGCTTCATTCGCAACATTAGCAGCAACAACAGTATTAGGCAACTATACTCAAATCTCACGCAAAACAGTTCAAATTTCAAACACATATGACGTAGTACGTAAGTATGGTCGTAAGTCTGAAGTTGCTTACCAACTTATGAAAGCTGGTAAAGAAATGAAACGTGACATGGAGTATGCTTTAGTACGTAACCAAGCATCATCAGCAGGTGGACCAGCAACAGCTAGAACATCAGCAGGTATTGAGTCTTGGATTACTAACCGAGTAATTGCTACAGGTTCTACAGCAGGTACAACACCTGGCTTCGTAAACGGTACAGTAGCAGCTCCTACAGACGGTACTTCAGTAACATTCATTGAAGCAGACTTAAAGT